CCTGTTCAGCTACATGCTGCCGATGCTCTACCGCCGCTTGGACAAGGCGCAGGAAACGGCGTGGGTCGCGGACTTGAAGCTCAACCTCGCGAACGGCAAGACCGTCGCCGCCACGAACACGTTCACGTATGCCGAGTGGATGTCGTTCGAGCACACGCTGCCCGCTGCCTACCGGACCGATGGCGGCTTCATCCTGTCCGACTCCGCGTACCAGATCGTGCGTTCACTCGTGGACGACAACAACCGCCCGATCCTCGACCTCGACCCGACGAACAACTTCATGGCGACGATCCACGGCAAGCCCGTCTTCGTGTCCGACTTCATGGATGCCGTCGCCGCGAACAAGGTCATCGGCGCGTTCTGCTCGGCTGACGCGCTGAAGGTGTTCGACGCGGGCCTCAAGCGCATCGCGCGGTACATCCTCCAGCCCGCGTTCCCCGATCAGACGGGCTTCGAGTTGTTCGCCAACGGCGACTTCGGATTCGTCAGCGCCGGCGTCAGCCTGCTCAAGACGGCTGCCGCGTAACCCTTGCTTGTCCTGTCTTGCCTACCGGGGGCGGGCCTAACCCGTCCGCCCCCGGCTTTCGTTCTATGCACTGGACGCAGACACAACCCGACGCGCTGATCGACGTTGACGCGATCAAGCAGCACCTGCGCATCGACAGCGACAGCGAGGATGCCTATCTCGCCGGACTGATCGCGGCGGCTACCGCGCATGCCGAGCAGGTGATGGCTAGCAGCCTGCTTCACCGGACGATCACCGCGACGTTCCACGGCGGCGAGCTTCTGAGCCTGCCGCGCGGGCCGGTCGTGTCGGTGTCGTCGGTCGCGCTGAACGGCCAGCCGGTTGACGCATCGAGCTACAGCATCGAGCGCTACGGCAACGCGGAGTTGCTGCGCTACAACAACGGCAACATCCAGCCGCACGCGGCCCCGGCCACGCTGACCGTCACCTACGTAGCGGGCTACGGCGAGACGCCCGCCGACGTTCCGGCGGACATCGTGCAGGTCATCAAGTGCCACGTCGGGCTGCTGTACGAACACCGCGAGTCGATCATCACGGGAACGATCGTCACGAAGGTGCCGTTTATCGAGGACTTTTACCGCCTGCGGTCGCGCGAGCCGGGGGTAGGCTGATGCGAGCAGGCACGCTGCGAGAGCGGATCACGATTCAAGCGCCGATGACGGTGCACGACTCGCAATGGGGGCCAACCGAAGGCGAGGCCTTTGAGAACATCGCGACCGTCTGGGCCAGCGTGGCCGCATCCGGCGCGGGCGAGTCTGTTCGGGACGACAAGGTGCAGAGCACGATCAGTTACACGATCAAGCTCCGGCACCTCGACGGCATCGACAGTAAGCACCGCATCGTCTGGCGGGGCCGCACGCTCGACATCGTTAGTGTCACGGACCCGACGCAGCGGCGGCGAGAGTTGGTCATCGAAGCGAAGGAGCACGAGAGCATCATTGGCTAAAGGCGGGTTCATCCTTACCGGCCATAAGGCGCTGGAGCGGAAGCTCCGGCGGCTTGGGGAACGAGTCCACAGGCGGCTGCTCAAGCAAGCGGTCAACGCCGCGGCCACGCCGACAGTCAAGGCCGCGCGGCGGAAGGCACCGAAGCAGTCGGGCCTGCTCAAGCGTTCGCTCGGCAAGAAGGTCGTCACGAACAAGAAGCGCATGAGCGCGACGGCGGTCATCGGTCCGCGTCGTCAGACGCAAGGCGAATACAAGGGCCGGACGCGAAAGCCGAGCCGGTACAGCCACTTGAGTGAGAAGGGCTTCATCAACCGGCACGGCGTGTTCGTGCCGCCGAAGCCGTGGCTTCATCCGGCGATGGCAGAGACGCAGGGTCAGGCCGTTTCGGTGATGCAGCAAAAGCTCGCCGCCGGAGTCGCGAAGGAGGCCGCACGATGATCGAGCCGGTCATCAGGACGATTCTCGCTGCCGACGCCGCTGTTAGCGCGAAGGTCGCGGACCGCGTTTATCTCGGCCCGGGGCCGCAGAACGAACGCCGCGCCCGCATCTGCCTGACGCTGCTGTCGTCGCCGCTGCCGTACACGTTCGATGGCCCGTCCGACTATCGCAGTGGCACGATGCAGGCCGCGTGTCTGGCGCCGACGTACCGCGAAGCTCACGACCTGGCGGAAGCCGTCGTGGCCGCGCTGAACAACATCGAGCCGCCGGGGCCGAGCGGGCTGGTTCTGCACTACGTAGAGCCGACCGACATCGAGGAGATCGAAGCACAACCGCTTGAAGGGCAAGCACAGCCGACGTTCGGCCGCGCTATCCCGATTGACTTCCAGCATGAGGTTTGAACATGGCAACCAAAGGCCACAGCACGAAGCTCGAATTTGGCGATGCGGCTACCGTCGCCGGGTCCACGACCTGGACCCCCGTCGCCAAAATCACCGAGATCACGCCACCCAACGCCATCGAGGCTGAGGACATCGACACCTCGCACATGGAGAGCCCTGACCAGTTCAACGAGTATGAGCCGGGCTGGGCTGAGGGCGGCGAGGTCGAGCTAACCATCCAGTACGACAAGGAACAGAACGAGGACGTGTACGCGCTCTTCCGCGTTCCGAAGGCGTACCGCATCACCTTCGTGGACGGCTCGAAGTGGCACCTGAACAACAGTTACGTCAAAGCGTTCGGTAACGAGGTCGAACGCAAAGGCATCGTAACGGCGAAGATCACGATCAAGATCAGCGGCAAGCCCGAGTTCGTTAAGGCCGCCTGAGAGGACGGAGGCGGCGGCGGGAGCGGCTTCGATCCTAAGAACCCGCCGGAGACGCCGCACGAGTAATCCCGCCGCGCGTCTCTGCCAGCAATCGAGGGTAATGCGATGCTCACGCGAGAACAGATCCTTCAACACACGTTGCCGACAGAGTCGGTGCCGTGTCCGGAGTTCGGCGACAGCGCTACGCTGACCGTCCGCCGCATGACGGCGAAAGAGTTCCTGGCCCTGAACGCGAAGCTCAAGGCAGAGCCTGACCTGGCCTTCGCGCACTGGATCACGGCGACGGTCGTTGACGCGAGCGGCAACAAGATGTTCACAGAAGCCGACGTTGTCGCGCTCGCGGATAAGGACTTCGTGCTCGTCAACCGGCTCGCCGAAGCTGCGATCCGCGTCAACGGCGACGGTCGGGCTCAAGCGGAAAAAAACTCGACGACCCGCTCGTCAGACTCTTCTACAGCCTAGCGCTGCGGATGGGCCGGACGGTGCGGGAGTTGTCAGAGTCGATGGACGCAGCAGAGCTTCTGCACTGGCTGGTGTACCACGAGATTGATCCGTGGACGGAAGATCGGGCTGACCTGCGGGCGGGCATCGTCGCGGCAGTTGTTGCCAGCGCCAATAGCAAGCGGACGTTCAAGCCCTCGGACTTCATGCCGGAGTTCGGTCCGCCTCAGGAACAGACAGACGAAGACATCCGCGCGATCGCGATCCGGGCCAACGCGATGCTCGGCGGGACGTTCAAGGTAGACAGCAATGGCAACGAACATCGCAACGCTCAACGTCAAGCTCGTGGCGACCGCTAATGCGTTTGCCGCGACGATGGGCGGCGCTGCGCGGCGCGTGACCGCGCTCGGCGGTGCCGTCGCCGCGACAAGCTCGCGAATCGCCGCGCTCGCGACGGCGCTGGGCGGCGGTGCGTTGCTGACTGGCGCCAGCGGACTCGCGTTGTACGCGGTCAAGCTCGCCGCCGACGCGGAGCAGGCGCGGGTATCGTTCACCACGATGCTCGGCTCCGCTGAGAAGGCCCGCGAGCTTCAATCGGAGATCAATCAGTTTGCCGCCGCGACCCCGTTCCAGACCACCGAGTTGATCGACGCGAGCAAGAAGCTGCTCGCCTTCGGCGTCTCGCAAGAGCAGATCATCCCCACGATGCGGACGCTCGGTGACGTGGCCGCCGGGCTCGGCATCCCGCTGGGCGAGCTTTCGGAGTTGTACGGCAAGGCCCGCGTCCAAGGCCGCCTGATGGCTGAGGACGTCAACCAGCTTACCGGGCGCGGTATCCCCGTCATCCAAGAGTTCGCCAAGCAGTTCGGCGTTACCGAAGGCGAAGTCAAGAAGCTGGTCGAGTCGGGCCAGGTCAACTTCTCTCACTTGCAGCGGGCGCTCGTAAGCCTGACCGGCGAGGGCGGCAAGTTTGCCGGTTTGATGGCCGCGCAGAGTCAGACCGTCGCCGGACTGTTCAGCACCCTACAAGACACGGTCACGCTGAGCCTGACCAAGATCGGCGAGACGCTGACCGAAAAGCTCGACCTCCGCGGCGCGATCAGCGGCATCGGCGAGTCACTTTCGATTCTCGCCGACGCCGCGCTGCCGGTCCTCGAGGCGTTCATCGGCCGCTTGGCCGAAGGCGGCAACGTCGGCGAGCGGGCCGGGTCGCTCGTGCTCTCCGGCGCGGAGATGATCGCGACGGGCTTAGCCTACGCGCTCGATGCGGTTGACCTGCTCGCCGCCGGATGGCGTGCCGCTCA